ATGTTGTAGTCATCATCATATACTGGTCTAACAGAAAATGCCTTCCAACACTCATTCATAAAGATATATAAGTACTCCTCACAAGCATTTACATCATCCAAAAATTTCTGGAAAGTTGCATTATGATGTGGTCTTTCGTCTTCTCCACCATAATAGTTTGGTTTAGGGTCTTGATTCACAAACTCTTGCTTTTCATAGTCAAACTCATTATCAGACCAACAGGATGACATATTACCACCATCAATCAACTTTGCAATCTTCTCTCTTGTATTATACTGCTCATTAAGAGTTACACCTAACCACTCTGGATAACCATCCCAATGATGATATACTGAAAGTACTGAAAGGTCTTCTTGTAAAAGTCCGATTCTTGCTCTTGTTGCCATTTAAAAAGGGGGATAAATTGGGTGCGAGAAACAAAAACTGGACTTACGACAATAAGAGCGAATCATTGATGCTCGCCAGTTTTGTTTCCCTATTATTAATATAACACGTTAGCAAGGGGATTCAAGTTATCGTGTGCAACCTCTTGAACTGTCACACTACTATTTAATCTTTCCTCTGCTATGGTATAGTAATTCTCATCCTTTTCAATACCAATAAATTCTCTGTTGGTATTAAGACAAGCGATACCTGTAGTTCCTGATCCCATGCAAGGATCAAGAATTGTATCTCCTTCATTTGAATATGTCCTTACCAAATACTCATATAATGCGATTGGTTTTTGTGTTGGATGTAGTTTACCCTCATCCTCTGCTGTCTTGAAATATAGTACACTTCGTGGGTATCTTGTTCCTTCTGTATTCTTAACGTGAACTGCTTTAGTCTGCTTACCATACTGAACTGCATCCCTAACTGCTTTACCTTTATCGTATGGTTTGCCTACTGTCATTTGTGGATTATATGTTGGTTGTTTCTTATAGAATACAACTATATCCTCATGTGATCTCATCGGTTGTTTCTTTGCATTGAGATAACCAGTTGACTTTGATTTCTCCCATACTAAACAATACTTAAAATTAGTATAGTTAGTTGATATGAGTACGGAAGTAAAAGGTTGTGATGCTGTGGTCACAATCGCACAATTAGGTTTACATATTATGTCCACATGATGCCAGAATTTATCGTAATCAATGATCTTATCCCACTCATTACGTCTTTTATTCAATGTGCCATAAGGAAAATCTGTCAGTAGCAAATCTACACTCTGTGGTTCAATGTTTGGAAATACATCAAACATATCATTGTGATACAGATTCATTTAATTAACCATTGTATGAACTCATTATACACCATTTCATCAAGATTGAAAAGACCTCTAAATTCTTTCTTGTATATGGGTCTTGATGATGATCTCTTGCGGGTTGGATTTACAAAAAATATCTTAACTTCCTTTCCTGTAATCTTCTTGAAAAATGCGGGGTAGTATGAAAATGCTGCATCCCCACAAGCATTTTGACCCGCAAAAATTGCGTACTCTGCATCGTCAGGTACGTCTGGGGATTGATCTAGTTCGATGAAATCAAGTATTGCACGTTTTAGGTAACAGGCATCCAAGTAAGTCTTTGACTCAATTAACTTGGTCATCTTTTTATTCTTATAAACGTGCCAATCAACTTGTAAGTTCTTTAAACAATATCCATTTACTTCTTCTGTCTTTACATAATCATTCTTCTTTGCATCTAGTCCTAACCAATCACAAATTCTCTTGATTAGATTTTCATACAATAATCCAGATGCGTTTCTTGCATCCCCACCACCACCACTTTGATGTATGGATGGAAGTTCATCAAGTTCTTTGTAGTATGACTCAATAATAAATGGTTGATTCATTAAAATACTGTGATTATACCTAGTATAATCAATATACTACTATTGTGCAAAGAAGATGTGTCAGTTATTTAATCGTCATAAACCAGACACTCTGGTTCATCTGGGTGCATTTCACAAAACAATTCTAATGCGTTTGGGTCATGATGATCTCCCGCTTCGATCTCATCATGATGATGGTCTGCATAAACTTCAAGTTCATGTAGTTCTTCTTTGTAGTGTCTCCTCGCTGCTGAAGAGATTGTTGGGTCTTCGATAAGGTGCTTGTCCTTTTCGATATGGTCTTCTATTGTTTTCATAATGTTCTCTCTTGTACACTATTATTTATTATTTTAACTAATTTTTCACATTTTGCCACTATTATGTCTATTCCGTAATATCCCAATGCCATTTGATAGATTTGATATAATCGAATGTATCGTGCATATATGTCCTATCATCATTGTCATATTTCCACTCACATAGATAGTTCCTCATTTCCTGTAAGTTCTGGAAATCTCCCTTGTGATTATAGTTTTCATCATATAAATGGTATTTCATTATTCTGTACTCTTGACTTCACTAAAATTATTGGTTAGCATAGTCACTAGAGTTCTACCCTCTGCTGCACATATCTCGTGGTATTTTGTATTCTCCTTGACAGCATCTATAACTGCGGTGTATATTTCTAGAGGTCGGCAATCAGAATTAAGACACTCTTGCACCCACTCCTTCAATATTTTTAGTGATCTTTCGTCTTTAGTGTGTCTCATTATCAAGATTAATCGCTTTTTCTATTATACCTTGAACCTCCTTTGAAGTCAATGAGTTCATCCATTTCCAGTTCGGGTCGGTCTTATCCCACTCTACTGTATATGTTCCATCTTTATTCTGATTTACTTTAAGTGAGTCCATCATGCAACCTTAAAATAATTACTATCTATCCAATTCATACTACCACATAACTTGATCTTTTGTCCACTTTTTATGTTATCTACAACATAAAATTGACCTACAATTAACATACATTTCTCGTACCCGCCTTTGTATATTACTCGGTCACCTGGATGAATTTGCATAAAAAAATACCCCTGATAGACAAGGGTATTTATTACTTTTAATCTTCTTTAAGGTGGATGTAGGTAGTGAACTATCATGTCATTAAGACCTCCTTACATATACGTTTACAGGTTGGTTGGTCATCACTACATTCGATTAAACACTCGTAGTATTCTGCGATTAAATCATTGTCTGAATCTGCTGATCCTGATAATTGATTATAGGAAATTAAGTTGTGCATTTCTCATTTTTAAATACAATTTATTTTACATAATATAAAACTTTAGTGCATCGGTAACTCCTTAAGGTTCATTTTTATTTAGTCAAAGTATGTCTGTATTTACTGATACAATGTAACAAAAATTTATGCCTACGAGTTTATACCTACCTCCATTTAGTGAGTGGTTTTGCACCAATTAACTTTGCGGTTTCTAGATCATCACTCTCGTCTGGATTAGTATGATATGTAACTTCTTTTAATGTTTTAAGGTATTCTAAAACGTGTTCTCTTATCTCCATCAAGTCCTCGTAGCATCCTTGATTATATGCACAACCACGAAGAGTATGGTCAGGTTTTAATACTGATTCTGTGAATAAATCTAACGCTCGCTGATATTTTTCAGCATCAGTTTCACTTTTGTCGATTGAGTTTTGATCGTGCATCTTTCTTCTCCTTTTGAATACCCTTTTTTATGTATATCATAGCACATTCAAAATTCTTTGAGAAGTGTTCTACGATACCATTATGTACGATAGCAAACTTCCTACCATTAGAGGGAACTGCTGCCCACATACCATCTTTAGACACCCAACCAGTTGGTTGATCGGGTTTAGGGTCTAGTAGTGTGGGAAATGTGGTAGGATAGAATGATTGATAATTATTAGAATTTCGCATTTACGCTTACAATTCTCGCATTAGGATTTCTAGCAAGAGCAACTCTTCTTGCTTCCTCGTAATCGACAGCATATACTTGCTCGGTAAATACCTTACCTGCAACATACAACTGAACTTCGCATTTCATAGTGGTACTTTAACTATTTGTATTATATAATATCTAATATGTTGATGCAAGGTTCTTGTGACACTTCATTAACTGGATGATAACTCTTGACTCTCTCCTCAATTAAGTTACCATAGTCTTCATGAAGTTCACACCCAATATAATATCTACCTAGTGACTTTGCTACTGCTGCTGTAGTTCCTGATCCCATGAATGGATCCAAAACTATATCTCCAACCTCACTCCCTGCTTTGATGCAAGGTTCGATTAGGTCTGGTGGATAAGTAGCGAAGTGTGCTTCCCTGTATGGTTTGTTTGTTACTGACCAGACAGATCGTTTATTCTTTGTTGGATATGATTTTGTAAGTCCGCTATGTGGTTGTAATCCTGTTCCTTCGTTGTGATATTTTCCGTT